CGTCAACGTCTTCAACCTGGTGGAACAATTATTATTGTAATGACTAGATGGAATGAAAAAGATTTAACAGGAAGATTAATTAAAGCACAAAAAGAAAATAAAGCAGATCAATGGGAAGTTATTGAGTTTCCTGCAATCCTTCCTTCTGATAAACCCCTGTGGCCGGAATATTGGAAACTAGAAGATTTGGAAGCAGTTAAAGCATCAATCCCTCTTTCAAAATGGAATGCACAATATATGCAGAACCCAACCGGGGATGAAGGTGCATTGATTAAAAGAGAATGGTGGCAAGATTGGGAAGGAGATATTCCGCCTTTAGAACATGTCATACAATCATACGATACAGCTTTCATGAAAAAAGAAACTGCCGACTACAGTGCTATTACTACTTGGGGTGTATTTCATCCAACTGAAGATAGTGGTCCTTGTTTAATTTTAGTAGATTGTCTAAAAGGAAGATATGAGTTTCCAGAACTAAGACGTATTGCATTAGAGCAATATGGATACTGGAACCCGGAAACAGTGATTATTGAGGGAAAAGCTTCAGGGCTTCCACTTACTTATGAACTTAGAAAAATGGGTATCCCAGTAATTAACTTTACACCAAGTAAAGGTAATGATAAACACACTAGAGTTAATTCTGTTTCTCCATTATTTGAAAGTGGTAAGATATATGCACCACTTGATATGGAATTTGCACAAGAAGTAATTGAAGAGTGTGCTGCTTTTCCTTATGGAGATCATGATGACTTAGTGGATTCTATGACTCAGGCAGTAATGAGATTTAGACAAGGTGGTCTAATTCAACATCCTGATGATTATGAAGATGAGCCTTTACAAGCTAAACCAAAAGTGTATTATTAGTAATTATGGACAAAGATGCAATTCAATCATTAGCAGAATCAATAGCAGACGATATGGGTTATGACTATTTCGATATGACTCCTAGATTACAAGCAGTAGTTTACAAAATGGCTATGGATGATTTTTCAGATATGGCGGCTGATAAAGCTGACATGATGAGAAAAAACGAAGCAGCCGGAGGCATGATGCGTGCTAACTATGCAATGGGTTCAGAGGATCAGGCTTCAGGAATCAAGAGTCTTAAAGAAAGTAAAATGATGGCATCAGCTCCAGATCCAATGGCTGAGAAAAATGATATGGCTTTAGATTTATTTGGTAAGCCTTTAGAACTTTTAACTGAAGAAGAGATGTTTGAGTTAGAAGAAAAAATTCAAGATCAATTCGGTAAGAGAGATGCTCCATCAATTAAAATGGCTGATAACGATTCAGCGATGGATGAATATAAAAAATATGTTTTTGAAGCGCTAGAACAAGGAATAGAACCAGTTTCATTTAAACAATTCTTAGCTCAAATTTTATCAGAAGCCAGAGGTTAACATGGCAAAAGACATCGGGTCTTATTTCCTAGAACAAGGACAACCAATTGTTCCTAAAGCAAAACCAAAACAATATACGATAGCTAAAGAAAAATCTCAGACAGAAGAAGTATTAGATATTTTAAATACTAAAGCAGCGGCTACAATGCTTTCTCCAAGAACGTATGTTAATCTAGTTGGACAAACTGCAAGAAAAGCATATGACCAACAAGATATATCTGCATCAGATTATTATGACATTGTCATGCCATTGTTTGGTGAGACCGGTGAAATGGTTACTGAAAAAATAAAACAGTATGATGCTGAACTAAATAGATATGCAGATGGTGGACGGATTGGTTACAAAGATGGTTCAAAGTTTAAAATCCAAGCTTCAGGGTCTAAGACTGGTAAACAACAGATTCAAGGTGCACCAGAAGGTATTACTTCTGATAAAGAAATTATAAATGCTATTTTAACTATGGACATACCTTTAACAGACAAAGTTAATTTAATTGGAGATATGCAGTACGGAAAATTTAGAGACAAAATAGAATATAAAGATAATGAGATTTTTTTAGATGATCCAAAAAGTTACAGAGATAAAAACATAGGATTAGATTATAATAGAGATGGAGAAGGTTTTAGTGGTTCTGCCACCGTTGGAGATAGAGGTCCAGCATTTAATATAAAATTTAAAAAGAGTTTTGAAGATGGAGGTAGAGTTAATTTTGATGAAGGATCTCCAGGTAAAAAAGGTAGTAATCAATACACTGCTAATATGAGAACAGCAGAAGAAATTCAAAAAGCGATTAATAAAGCTCCACCTAAAATAATTAATGGTAAAGTATACCCTTTAACAAAAAAAGATTTAAGAGGAGAAGGAAAATATTATAAAAATAAAATTGCAGGAAGAAAAGAACTTGAAAGATTTAAAGATGTTTTAAAAATTCCTAGTGAAGGAAAACCTATAACAAAAGATACAAGAGGAGATCAAAATTTAAAAGCATCTCAGTTTAATAAATCAGCTCAAGGTGCTTCTATATCAATGGATAAAATAAATAACTTTGCACACTTTGCACCTAAGTTAAAAACTTTCTTAACTTCAACACAAGACACTGGTCCATTAAAAGCTAATGTAAATAGAGCTGCAGAAGGTTATGATAAGATTGCTAAAAAAATTGCATTAAAACAAGAAAAATTAATTCAAGAAAAACCGAAAAATTGGAGATTAAAATTAGATGCAGCAAACGCTGAAGCAAGAAAAGCATCTATAGAAGCAAATAAAACATTAGGAAAAGAAAATAAAAATTTAAAAGGAACTCTTGGATATTTTGTAGTAAATCCAAACACTGGTGAATTTAAATTAAAAGGTGTGGATAGAGCAAAAACATTTGCTGGTATATCTGGAGAAAGACAAGAATATAAAAAAATGGATCCATCTAAAAGAGCTGCATTTGGACCTACTCAATCTAAGATTCAAGGTATTATAGATTTAGTTAAATCAAAAGTAAAAGGTGCTGATGCTAAAAGAGCATCTAACGCACCTATTCCACCAAAAACATTGAAAGCAAATATGTTTAAAGGTGCTTTCAAAGGTTTACCGGGAAAATCAGGTGAAATAAAAGATCCATTGGGCGGACCAGATTTAATTGATTTTAAAAAAATAATTAGAAAACCATATAATGACTAAAAGACTAACCACAACCATACCCCCTAAATCAGGACCCATGCCTCAGGGGTTGAATATTAATTATAATACTGTTAAAACAGTAAAACAATCTGGAGAAAAAATAAATGGCGGATATAGACAAAGCACTTCCCAACGAAGTCAGAAAAGAATTCGAACTTCCTAGTGAAGAAGAAGTTCAAGAACAAGCAATTGAAGAAACTGAAGCACAAGAAGAATCTCTTGGTCCAGTTGATATTCAAAAAAATGAAGATGGATCAGTTGATATAAATCTTGATCCACAAGCTGCAACACCTGAAGGTGGTGATGAGCATTATTCAAACTTAGCTGAATTTTTACCTGACGATGTTTTAGGAGAATTATCTTCTGATCTAAATAATAAATACATGGACTACTCTTCTTCAAGAAAAGAGTGGGAACAAGCTTACACTAAAGGGTTAGACCTTTTAGGTTTTAAATACGATAATAGAACAGAACCATTTCAAGGAGCTTCAGGTGCAACTCATCCAGTATTAGCTGAAGCAGTTACTCAGTTTCAATCATTAGCATATAAAGAATTACTTCCGGCAGATGGACCAGTTAGAACTCAAGTTTTAGGAATGCCTACTCCGGATAAAACATTACAAGCTACTCGTGTTAAAGATTTTATGAATTATCAAATAATGGAAAAGATGAAAGAGTATGAACCCGAGTTTGATCAGATGTTATTTAATCTTCCTCTTGCAGGTTCTGCTTTCAAAAAAGTTTATTATGATGAAATGGAACAAAGAGCAGTGTCAAAGTTTGTTCCGGCAGATGATTTAATTGTTCCGTACACAGCTACCTCATTAGATGATGCGGAAGCAATTATTCATAGAGTAAAAATTTCTGAAAACGATTTAAGAAAACAACAAGTAGCAGGTTTTTATAGAGATGTAGAATTAGGAAAACCTCAAGACAAAGAAACTGATGTTGATAAAAAAGAAAGAGAACTTGAAGGAGTTACAAAAACAAAAGACGAAGATGTATTTACATTATTAGAATGTCACGTTGATTTAGATTTAGAAGGTTT